TGGAAAGGTTCCATAATTATTCATGAGGAAGATGGTTTAGACATAGCAAACAGTGAAGACTACTGTGACAGACTAGGCTATGTATCTAAGGAAGCGCAGATTGAACGTTACCAGGAAGCAGGAATAAGATACGATGATTGGCTTGCGCAAAATTATGTAAACGGATATCCAGTAGCTGGAGAACCCGACGAGGAAGAGGACTTTTACGATCCCTCGATGCATAAAGGTTATACAGAAATGGACGCTATTGATGACATTGGATTTTACGCCGCCCGCCGTAAACGTTACGAAGAAATACAGATGGCGCGTCAAAAGGAACAGGAAGCCAAAAAAGCGCAAGAAACCGCAAACAATGCGGAAAAGAGCAAAGAGGTTTCAGCAAAACAAGATAGCCCGCTTTCATAAAGCGGGTGGCATGATGGTACTTGATTACCTAATGCCAGTTGACACCTTACAGTGTCAACCTATATAATAAAGAAGTCCAGCTCCGCCTATGCGGTCAATGACGTAAGTCTATGGCGGATGTCTGGGCTTATTAAAAAACATTCTTGGGAGGAAAATGTTTATGTGCGAAAAACCCTTTGTATTGCCAGATGGCAGAAAAGTTGACTGTGGATCATGCTTGTCATGCAAACTGAAAAGAGGAAGAGAATGGGTCGCAAGATCATTAATACATCAGCACTTTCTAAGGGACGCTCCGGTAACAGTAATGCTTACTTTAACATACGACAAAGAACACATTCCTGAAGGTTATAACCTCAGATACCATGATATACAACTAATGCTCAAACGGTTACGAAAAGAATATACTGATTACAATGGAAAAACAGAAAGAAGATTTAGTTACATCGTCTGTGGTGAGTATGGCCCTAAAACACAAAGACCTCATTACCATATGATACTATGGGGTCTATCTTCAGCAGAAATTAAACAACACTTTGGCCAATACGCTTGTTTGCCAATGTGGCTTAATGGATTTTCCCATATAGGATGGCTATTTGGTAGCGAAATGATAAGTTATGTCGTACAATATACAACGAAAAAGCTCAAGAAAAAAGCATACAAGGGTACACGCACTCCACCTATGTTACGGATGAGTAAAGGTATAGGAGCTGCTCTCCTTTATAATAAAACACTATTGGATAAAATGTTTAATGCAGGCTATATATCAATCTGCGGTAAAAAATACCCCATACCGCGCTATTATTTCAAGAAACTTGAAATGGATCGCGGTGAATTTTATAAACAACATATTATTAAACAACAGGAAGAGCTTATTAACAAAGCTATAGAAGAGGGTATAGATATCGTATACCGACCAAGTAACAACCCAAAATACGATTGGTTTAACTTCAAACAATTTTACAATGAAATGGAAAGAGAATACTTAAGAGGACACGTTGTCGAATATCAAGGACACCTGGTAGTTTTATCCCAGGAGTATTGGGATTGGGAAGCTACCGTTAGGCGCAATTTTAACCTGGCACTAAATAAAAGAATAAACGAAAGGAGCATATTATGAGTGATTTCGCATTTAATATAAACCCCCTCAACTTTCTTACCGACTTAGCGTTTGGTATATATGATAGAGATACTCAAAAAAGTGAGATAAATAGAAACCAAGAGAACGTAAAATGGGATCACGACTTTCAAAAAGATCAATTTAATTATATGAAACAACAAGCAGAACTCATGCGTGAACGTGAGGATAATGCGATGTCTCGCAGAATAGAAGATATTAAAAACGCTGGTCTTAACCCTTTAATGGCTCTTGGTACTCCAGGAGCAATGGCTCAAATTGCCCCGTCAGGCGGCAACAGTGGTCAGACTGGTTCTCCAGTACGTGTTTCAGGATTTCAGTCTGCCCAATTGGACATGGAGATACAAAGAATAAAAAATGAGACATTAGTCGCAAAAGCCCAAGCGGACAATTTAGACGCTATGGGCCGTGCCGCCTTGATACAGGCAGGAGCCGCAACTAGCAGTGCCCTTGCCTCTCACAAACGCATTATAGTTGAGGACGCTCAAAACTGGAGACAAATCGAGCAATGGGCTCGTGAAAATAATATCAGGCAAGATGCAAATAATGTTAACAGGATTATAGCCACAACCCAACAAGAGATACAAAGACAAAATACATTCCTGCATTTCAATGAAACGGAAATAGAAAAAGCCCGTAATAACATTGAATACCAACGAATGTTAATTGATCAAAAAACACAAGAAATAGAAAACTCTTACACTCAAGAAAAAACAGAAAGATTGAAGCAAGAGATGAACTTAGAAACCCAATCTCAAGTCAGATCATGGATAAGAGATGTCATAGTAACCCCTTTATTGCTTATCTTATTGAAAAAATAAAGCTAAAAAACGAGCGTAGCGAAGTTTTTGTTCACTACCTCAATTTATGTAATCAATCTATGAAGGGTCCCATAAAAAAAAGAGAACACAAAGTACAATAATAATAATTACACACAACGAACTTCATTTGTGATTAACTCAAGCTTAGAAATATGACCACAAAATCTTATAGAAAGAATATACAAAACTGAAAAAATGTGCGATTATATACTAAGCCAGGAGGCAATAACATGAGAAGAAAAAAAACCTATCGTGGAACATCACGACGGTCGCGCTCTCGCGCCAAGAGAATTAGGCGCTATTCAGGTTCAAGAGGAGGTATCCGCTTATGACCCAAAAATATATAGGCCTGAAAGTTTTAGACGCGTCAACCGTAGCTGAACACGTAAAAAGACTTGTAGATCTGTACGGAGATGAAACAAAAGCATATATTGCGGATTTGGATGATACTGATAACCATGATACCCGCATAAGTTTCATCTATTCAATTTACGATAAAATGGCTAACGAAGCCGGACCCCCTCTGATTTTTCAACACCGTGCCGGTGCCCTTCGGGCCTTCAGCCATTTCATTAACACTCTACCGGAACATATTAGCCCGGAAGATTTCCGTATCGACCTGTACGCCGCCTTTATAGACGGTATTTTTCTTAATTTTGAGAAGGCGACCATAGCAACTGGTCAAACAAAGGAGGTAAAAAATGCCCAAGAGAGGATCGCATCATAGCCGTGTCGGAGTGATTTTCCCACGTCGAACTGCTTTCGATCTTAGCTATGAAAAAAAGTTTACTGCTGATTTCGCAGAACTAATACCTGTAATGTGTGATGAGGTCGTGCCAGGCGACCATTTTCGCATAAGAACTCAAACCGTTGTTCGTACCCAGCCAATGTTTGCTCCGTTACTTCACGAAGTAAAGTTAACTATTCATTACTTCTTCTGCCCATACCGATTATTAATGAACGGATGGGAAGAGTTTATAACTGGAGGTATTGATGGCATGAGTGTAGTCCCCTTACCAAAATATCCCAGCACAGGCCTAATTATTATGAATCCTGGTACTAGAGGGCAACCCAGTTCAGCTGCATATATACCGCCAAATGTATCATATGGCAAAAATTCGCTTTGGGATTATTTTGGATTTCCAGTCGTCGGAGATACAGGTAGTCATTATACAGTAAATCAAAATATGCCATTGATATTCCCATTTCGTGCTTATAATTTTGTCTGGTCTGAATACTATAGGGATGAGAATTACCAGGCTAAGCCAGGCGCCAGGTTTCCAGACAGCAAAAGATATAACAATGAAGCAAATGAAAACATTCAACCTGGCCCTGATAATAGTGTTGGCACTTCATCATCATCACAGTCTACTACATGGTTATCACAATACGCTAACGCATTCTCTGATCGTCTTGGTCAACCCTATCTTCGTAATTGGACTAAGGATTATTTTACCTCGGCGCTGCCTTGGCAGCAGCGAGGTCAAGCACCGGCCTTTCCTATCACCGGCTCACTACCTATTACATACGATCCGCCTAATCCAAGTCAGCAAGGATATCCTCAAGTTTTTGCTCTACGTATGGATGGAGGATCAGGCACTCAACAGCAACAGCTGGCAACATTTGCCCAGTCCGGCTCTAACTCTCCTGCCGGAGTTATAAATAACGCTATACCGCAAGGTAGCCCCATAGTTGCTTCAAAAGGTACGGTTAATTTAGATCAGTCAATATCGTTTAACACCAAGGATCTTCGTCACATAGTACAATTGCAAAAATGGATGGAACGAAACGCCCGTGCCGGTGTACGCTATACCGAGTTTCTCCGTGCTCATTTCGGAGTTACGCCTAACGATGAGAGATTGGACAGGCCCGAATATATCGGTGGAGTTTCGACTAACTTAATAGTGTCAGAAGTACTGCAAACGTCAAACAATGTAGGCGGAGGAGTTGGCGATCAACAGGATACTCCTCAAGGCAATATGTCAGGACACGGCATAATGACATCCCAAGGCACTGTAGGCGGATATTTCGTCAAAGAGTTTGGATGTATTATCGGCATAATGAGTATAATGCCTACTCCTAGCTATGAAGACGGCATAGACAGGCAATGGCTCCGTAGAATTAAAGAGGACTACTATTTTCCGGAATTTGCAAACTTGTCTGAGCAAGGTATTTACACATCAGAATTATACGCCCAGGGCGTAGATACCGACTGGGACGTATGGGGCTATCAGCCCGTATACGACGAAATGCGTATTAAACGCAACATGGTAGTAGGCGATATGCGCGTAAACGCTTCACAAAACCTTTCATTTTGGCACTTAGGTCGTCATTTCACTGTTAAACCTACTTTATCAAGCAATTTTATTAGGTGTAATCCTGACCAATTTAGCCGCTGTTTCGCTGTAACTTCACAGAAACCTTTTATCATTAGCCATGCGAATATAATCAAAGCCGTGAGACCGCTCCCATACATAGGAGAGCCGGGCCTCGTCGACCATCACTAGGAGGGAAAAATGTCGACTAACACTAAAAATACTGATACGGTCGATTTGCTGGTAACAGCCGTAAACGAACTGATCGGACGCAAAACAGCCTGGAAAGGTTCCATAATTATTCATGAGGAAGATGGTTTAGACATAGCAAACAGTGAAGACTACTGTGACAGACTAGGCTATGTATCTAAGGAAGC